CAGATGTAAAGAGACCTAAGCCTCTAAGCCCTCGGCAAGTACTGTTTACACAAGGGGTTATACAGGGGAAAAGCCTACGGCAAGCATACAGGGATGCATACGGGAATGACACTGGATCAGATGCTTCTATTAGTGCTAGTGCAAACAAGCTAATGAAAGACCCGAGGATCAAACACGTACTAGAAGAAGCTTGGGAAGAGACAGCGGAACACCTGAGTGAAGACCTTGCCGCAAGCAAGAGATACGTTCTAAAGGGACTGTTGGCACTAAGTAAGAAAGCCAAGCAAGAGGGCACTAGATTAAAAGCACTGGAACTGATGGGCAAGGCCGCAGGGCTGTTCACCCCGACAGATGTACAAGACAAGGCAGTAGTTACAGCAGACCAACTAAAGAGAGAACTTGCAGGGCACATCAAGTTACTAGAGCAAGGCAAGGCCAACGTGCTAGACGTAGACGCCAAGCGTTTAAACACGGTGATGCCAGTAGCAGGCGAGGGCGTGTAAACGTGGGCATACCCGTACCCCCACCCGTACCCGACCCCCACTTGGTGCGAGCCGACACCCCGCTCGCGTATACGCTCTATTCCACTCTTTCAAATACATTCCACAGAACACCCCCCCCCTTCCTTTTTCAATTCCAACCCCCCGGGGGTATATATATTTTTTAAAAACATGTTGCGAACGTTCGCATTTGCGTTTAAACTTAAAGAATGAGCAAGCGTAGGCAATTAGTATTAGACTTCATCCGTGCATACATCAGGTTGCATGGTGTGTCACCGTCTTATGAAGTTATTGCCAAAGGGATTGGATTGAAATCTAAGTCAAACATTCATCGGATTGTTCATCGTTTAAAGGCGGAGGGTCATATTGTGACCAAGCCTTATAAGTTCCATGCCATTAAGTTAGTGGACACTTCGGCAAAGGCTATGATGAGACTATGAGTTTATTAACGCACGCAGAGATTAAGAAGTACATGGAGATGGTTTCCAAGGCATCTCCTGAGAACCGTGCAAAGATTCAGGCTTTGCTGGAGATGGATAAGATAGAGCGGAGCAAGGAGTCTTTCCTGTATTTTGTGACGCAGATGTGGCCTATCTTTATATCTGGGTCTCATCACAAGATCATGGCAGATGCTTTTGAGCGTGTGGCTAACGGGGAGCTTAAGAGGTTGATTATCAATATGCCTCCTAGGCATACGAAGTCAGAGTTTGCTTCCTTCTTGTTGCCTGCGTGGTTTCTGGGGAAGTTTCCTCATAAGAAGATTATTCAGACTGCGCACACTGCGGAGTTGGCTACCGGATTTGGACGAAAGGTTAGGAATCTTGTTTCATCAGAACAGTATCAGAAGGTATTTTCTACAAAGCTATCGAGCGATTCAAAGGCCGCAGGTCGCTGGAATACTCATATGGGCGGTGATTACTTTGCTATCGGTGTTGGCGGCGCTGTTACAGGTAAGGGCGCAGATCTCTTAATCATTGACGACCCTCATTCTGAGCAGGAAGCCAAGCAAGCTAACCCTGCGGTGTTTGATGGGGTGTATGAATGGTTCACTTCCGGTCCTCGTCAGCGTTTACAGCCCGGCGGAGCCATCATTATTGTGATGACAAGGTGGTCTAAGAGGGATTTAACAGGCCAAATCCTCAAAAATTCGGATAAAGATGGCGTAGATCAGTGGGAAGTCATTGATTTTCCTGCGATTATGCCCAACGGGAACCCTTTATGGCCCGGATTTTGGTCTAAAACGGCCTTAGAAGCCCTGAAAGCCGAGCTTCCAGTCTCTAAATGGGAGGCTCAGTACCAACAGAACCCCACATCTGAAGAAGGCGCGATCATTAAACGTGAACATTGGATGGTTTGGGACAAGAAACACCCGCCTGATTGCGAGTACATCATCCAATCTTGGGATACTGCGTTTGAAAAGAACAACCGCGCAGATTATTCTGCGTGTACGACATGGGGTGTCTTCCAGCATCCCAACAAAAACGGTGATTTGAAGGCAAACATTATCTTGTTAGATGCATTCAAAGAGCGCATGGAGTTTCCCGATCTAAAACGTAAAGCTTTAGAGGTGTACAGGGAGTATGAACCCGACACTTTGATTGTTGAGAAGAGGGCTGCAGGTGCGCCTTTGATCTACGAAATGAGAAAAATGGGAATTCCTGTCGCGGAGTATACGCCGGGCAAAGGAAACGATAAGATATCGCGTGTAAACGCTATCTCTGCTTTGTTTGAATCTGGCATGGTGTGGTGTCCTGAAACCCGATGGGCTGAAGAGGTTATGGATGAGTTAGCCTCTTTCCCCAATGGCGACCACGACGACCTTGTTGACTCAAGCAGTCAGGCTTTGATGCGTTTTCGCTTGGGAGGATTCATCTCCATCGATTCTGATGAAGAAGATGAACCTTTTTACCAACGTAGAAAAGTAGAGTACTACTAAGGAATATTATGAGCATTGAACGATCACTGAGCCAAGCTCCATTAGGTTTAAACGCTTTGGACATGGACGATACCACAGCAATGGAGATTGAGATTATTAACCCAGAAGGTCTCAAGATTGGTATTGATGGCGTAGAAGTTGACCTTATGCCAGAGCCTGAGAAAGAAGATTTCTCAGACAACCTCGCAGAGTACATGGATGATAGTGAACTCCAAAAGATTGCCAGTGATCTGATTGAAATGGTAGACACAGACGTTAACTCCCGAAAAGATTGGGTGGAAATGTATGTCAAAGGTCTAGATGTTTTGGGAATGAAATATGAAGAGCGTACTGAACCGTGGCTCGGTGCGTGCGGTGTTTTCTCAACGGTACTCACAGAGGCTGCTGTACGGTTCCAAAGCGAGACTATCATTGAAACGTTCCCTGCTCAGGGTCCGGTCAAAACCGAGATCATCGGCGCAATTGATAAACTTAAAGAAGAGGCTGCGGAGCGTGTCAAAGACGACATGAATTACAGATTGACAGAAGGAATGCCTGAGTATCGACCAGAGCATGAACGCCTTCTGTATTCTCTAGGTCTGGCTGGCGCAGCTTTTAAAAAGGTTTATTACGATCCATCCTTGGGCCGTCAAGCTTCTATCTTCATCCCCGCAGAAGATGTGATCATTCCCTATGGTGCTTCTAGTGCCATGACTTCAGAGCGTGTGACTCACATCATGCGCAAAACAAAAAATGACATTCGTAAGCTGCAAGTCTCTGGGTTTTACCTAGACAAAGAACTTGGCGAGCCTCTTCAGTTCTACACCGACGTAGAAAAAAAGAAAGCCGAAGATCAAGGCTACAACCTTAATGACGATGACCGTTACCAGATCTATGAGATCCACGTAGATTACGATCTGCCCGGCTATGAAGATGAAGACGGGATTGCTCTTCCTTACGTCATTACCCTAGAGCGCGGCACTACTGAGATTCTCTCCATCCGCAGAAACTGGGATGAAGAAGACAAACACAAACTCAAGCGTCAGCACTTTGTTCAGTACACCTATGTTCCCGGCTTTGGAGCGTATGGCCTTGGTTTGATTCACCTAATCGGTGGATATGCCCGTGCAGGCACATCTATTATTCGTCAACTGGTAGATGCAGGTACTTTGTCTAATCTCCCCGGAGGTTTGAAGACCAGAGGACTGCGCATCAAAGGAGATGACACTCCCATCCAGCCCGGTGAGTTCCGTGATGTAGATGTACCTAGTGGATCGGTCAAAGAGAACATCATGGCCCTGCCATACAAGGAGCCTTCTCAGGTTCTCTTGGCTCTGTTAAATCAAATTACAGACGAGGGCAGAAGACTTGGATCAATCGCAGATATGAATATCAGCGATATGAGCGCCAATTCTCCCGTAGGAACCACATTAGCTTTGTTAGAGCGTCAGCTTAAGACAATGTCTGCGGTGCAGGCTCGTGTTCATTATTCAATGAAACAAGAGTTTAAACTGCTCAAAGAAATCATCCGTGATTACATGCCGGAAGATTATGACTACACGCCTGTTTTTGGTACACCCCAAGCCAAGCGTGCAGACTACGACATGGTGGACGTGATCCCCGTGTCTGATCCTAACTCCGCAACGATGGCTCAACGGATCATGCAGTATCAGGCTGTAATCCAGTTAGCTCAAGGTGCTCCACAAATCTACAACCTTCCATTGCTGCACCGCCAGATGATTGAAGTTTTAGGTATAAAGAACGCAGACAAGCTTGTACCTATTGACGATGACATGACCCCAAGAGATCCAATCTCAGAGAACATGTCATTCTTGACGGGTAAACCAACTAAAGCATTCATCTACCAAGATCACGATGCACACATTGCAGTCCACACATCAATGATGCAGGACCCAATGGTCATGGGTCAAATTGGGCAAAACCCAATGGCTCAACAGATGCAAGCGGCAATCATGGCTCACGTAGCTGAACACATAGCTTTCCAGTACAGAACGAAGATTGAGCAACGCCTTGGCGCTACTCTTCCCAGCCCAGATACTGAGATGCCAGAAGATTTGGAAGTGCAACTCTCAAAGCTCGTTGCTCAAGCTGCAAAACAATTGTTGGACATCAACAAGAATCAAGCAGCACAACAACAAGCCCAGCAGCAAATGCAGGACCCTGTTGTTCAAATGCAACAAGCAGAACTTCAGATCAAACAGCAAGATGCCCAAACCAAAGCGCAGAAAGTTCAAGGCGACTTGGCTATCAAGCAGGCCGAACTTCAACTCAAAATGCAGCAGGCACAGCAATCTCAAGGAGAAGATCCTTTGGCTGCAGCACAGCGCCAGCAACAAGAAATTGGCATGGAGGCTATGAAGAGGCAAGCAGAAATGCGCATGGCTGAACAGCAACACCAGCAGTCTTTGGAACACAAACAACAGACGCAGGATCTGCAAGCTAAACAACAACTTCTTCAAATGCTTTTAAACGCAAAAAACAAACCGAAAGGTGAATGATGACTCAGCTTCTTGATGTTTTAAACAAAAGACTTGATGAACACGTCAAGGAGTTAGTCACTGTTGTTAGTGAGGGTGGTGCTAAATCCCACGATCACTACAAAGAACTGTGCGGAACGATCCGGGGTCTGCAAACCGCGCAGTATGAACTTGCTGACCTCGTGCGAAAAACTAAGGAACATGAAGATGAATGAATTTGATGTTAGTGCGGTTGATCTAAGCGGGGTGCTTAATACCTCCGCTGAAGAGAAAGCCAAACAAGTGCCGGACCCAGCAACATACCACCTACTGTGTATGTTGCCCAAGGCAGAAGAAGAGTTGGGTGAATCTGGTTTGTTATACAAAACAGCCACCATGATGCATCACGAGGAGCTTCTTTCCCCCGTGCTGTTTGTTGCAAAGATTGGTCCTGATGCTTTTAAAGATCCGGCTCGTTTCCCATCTGGCCCAAGCTGCAAAGTTGGTGACTTTGTGTTAGTGCGTCCTAACACGGGAACCCGCATGAAGATTCACGGAACAGAGTGGAGATTAATTAACGACGATTCTGTTCAGGCAGTTGTGCAAGACCCTCGTGGTATTCAACGTCCAACTTAAGGAGTAAATCATGGCTGATATTGAAAAAACAGAATTTGAATTTCCTGATGAGGCTGAACAAAATCTCCGTAAGGGTGGAAAAGTTGTAGCCCCACAGGAAGATGAAAAGCCTGAGATTGAAGTTGTGGACGATACCCCGGAAGAGGATCGTTACCGCACTCCAATGAAAGAGGCTCCTCAAGATCCTACCGAAGAAGAGTTAGCAACATATTCTGAAAGCGTAAAGAATAGGTTTAAACACTTCACCAAGGGATATCACGAAGAACGCAGAGCTAAAGAAGCTGCCGAACGTGAAAAAGAAGAAGCTCTTCGCCTTGCTCAAGCAATGTTTGAAGAGAACAAAAAGCTCAAAGGATCTGTTAATCAAGGACAGACTGTTCTCTTGGAACAAGCCAAGAAAGTCATTAACTCCGAGATTGAGGAAGCTAAACGGCTTTACAAAGAGGCTTACGAGTCTGGGGACGCTGATAAGTTGTTAGATGCTCAGGAAGCACTTACTACCGCCAAAATCCGCGCAGATAAAGTAAATAATTTTAAACCCGCCCCTTTACAAGAGCAGGAAACTCCTGTACAAATAGCACCACAACCTCAACAGGCAGCACCCGTTGACGAAAAACTACTAGCGTGGCAAGAACAAAATCAGTGGTTTGGAAGCAACAAACGCATGACTTCATACGCTTTAGGGCTGCATGAAGAACTTGTTGAGAATGGTATTAGGGTTGGCAGTGACGAATACTATCGTCGTATAGACACTGACATCCGTGAAAGATTCCCCGACCAAGTTGGAGCCGGAGAATCCGTTGATGCGAAACCTCAACGAACCAAGTCCAATGTCGTTTCACCGGCTACACGTAGTACAGCGCCAAGAAAAATCGTACTTACGCAGACGCAAGTGAATCTCGCCAAACGGTTGGGAGTTCCTTTGGAACTGTACGCCCGTAAGGTTGCTGAAGAAATGAGGAAATAATTATGGAAAAATCTGCACGTCCTAGTCGTGATCTATCTACCCGCGAAGTAGCGGAACGTCCAAAACAATGGATGCCTCCTAAACTTCTTCCCGATCCAATCGCGGAAGAGGGCTACAAATATCGGTGGATTCGTATCGCTACACAAGGTAAAGACGATGGAACCAATTATTCTTCTAAGCTTGCCGAGGGTTGGGAACCCGTTAGAGCTTCTGATCATCCTGAGATTCGTTTGTTTAACTCTGCTGCGGGAAAGTTTCCAGACAGTATCGAGGTAGGTGGTCTCTTGCTTTGCAAAACACCTGTAGAGTTTACTGAACAACGTAATGCGTATTACCGCAAACAAGCGGATGCGCAAATGGAATCAGTTGACAATACATACATGCGCGAGAATGATCCGAGGATGCCTATGTTCAAAGAACGTAAGTCCACGGTCACTTTCGGAAAAGGTACTTAATTTTTTAGGAGTCTTAAATGGCAACTACTGCTGCACCCTATGGG